GTATATATATTATAAATATATAAATATATATACCGCAGGTACTGACTTACCTGCGAGTTGATTACACCTGTGTGATACTTCGGGTATGGCTATTGAACTGCAAGGATACAGGTTACCTGAGCATATTTCGTACTCAGCTCTGACCACATACATTGACTGCGGATATATGTACTACCTCGGTCGACTACTCGAGATGCCCGAGCAACCATCCGTATGGTCTTTCGGTGGCTCCGCATTCCACGAAGCAACGGAGGAGTACGACCGTGCCAACTCCTGATCAACTTCTGATTGAAGCAACCAAACTCTTCAACAAGAGTTGGGCTGAACTTACCGAAGGTGCTGACCTGTCGCAGGCTCGAGTCGGTGGTCGTGCCACCAAGGCGAATCCCAACAAGGAAGACGTTGACTTCTGGGTACGCACCGGACCTGAATGGGTCAAGGGCTACATCGAGTGGCGACAAAACAATCCCGGCTGGAAGATTTGGAATACCCCTGAGGGTGCTCCTGCTATCGAGTTGGGTCTTGTTCCTGAGTTTGCTGGCGTGCCAGTCAAGATGGTACTTGACCGGGTGTTCGAAGTGAATGGGGAGTTGGTCGTGGTTGACCTCAAGACTTCACAGAACACACCGTCCAGTTCCCTGCAACTAGGATTCTACCGGGCAGGGTTGAAGAAGGTGCTTGGCGTTGATGTCAAGTGGGGCGCATACTGGATGGCACGTCAGTCGGGAACTACACCGTTGATCGACCTATCAATCTACACCGAAGAGATGATAGACTACCTCGTGGCTGGCTTTGACAAGGCACGCAGGTCTGAGATTTTTCTACCTAATCTAAACAACTGCAATAGATGTGGGCTGACAGAGTTCTGCCAGTTCACTCGACTGCGAAGTTGGTAGGTGTAGCGTATACCGCGATCCCTTTATCGACGCCAACTACCACTACAAACACAACGCCTCCGCCCTTATCGCCTCCGACCCCGGCAGTGGAAGCTTCAAGTACAGCAGCGCCTACGTGCAAGCACGGCGCCCGTATCCACAGGTCAGGCATAAGTAAGAAGACCGGACAACCTTACGCGTTCTGGGCTTGCCCAACACCGCAAGGCACACCCGATCAATGTAAGCCAGCCAACTAAGGAGATTCAATGCGAACACTTGTCCGCTCAGTCGGGCGTGCAAGTATAGGTGGGGAGCCTCTTCCGTCCTGCTTCAAGGCTTTCGAATCGAATAAGATTATCCTTAGACGATCCGAGGTCTCGATGTTCGCTGCTGCGCCTGGGGTAGGTAAGTCTACCCTGGCGCTAGCCTTAGCACTCAAGATGAAAGTTCCCACGCTATACATTAGCGCAGATACAAACGCACACACAATGGCTATGCGCCTTGCTTCGATGATATCGGGTAAGTCGCAAGGTGATGTCGAGCAGATGCTCGCCCACGATGTAGGTTGGACGAAGGCAACACTTGCCAGGTCAAGTCACATCGTCTGGTCATTCGAGTCAGCACCAAGCCTGCAAGATATTGATGAGGAAGTCCAAGCCTTCGAGGAACTATGGGGATGCCCACCAGTTCTGATTGTTGTCGATAACCTGATGGATGTTGCCACCGATGGTGGCGAAGAGTTCGCTTCGATGCGTGCCATTATGAAGGAGTTGAAGTACCTTGCTCGTGCTACGAATGCTGCAGTTCTTGTTCTACATCACACTAGTGAAGCTGTTCCTGGCACGCCCTGTCAACCGCGTAGTGCCATACAAGGTAAGGTTGCTCAGTTGCCTGCACTTATATGCACATTGGGTGTTGTTGGAACGAGTATGGGAGTTGCACCGGTCAAGAATCGCTATGGTCGAGCCGATGCTGGCGGAACACTAATGACTTGGATAGCATTCAACCCTGAGTATATGTTCGTAGAGGATATCCCGGAGAACGTATGACACACCCAGAATTTGATACAGAGGGAAAATCTGGTATAGATATCTTTCCTATGGAAAGGTTCGAAAGATTCATCCGTGAACAGATAGCCAACGATTTAGAAAGACAGGCTACGTACGCAATGATAAGTAACGAATACAACTTCAATGATACTGCTGTTCGTGCCAAGACTTATCATCACGCTGCTAAAATTGTCAGACAGGAAATCTAATGAGCTCAGCAAACAAGCGCAAGGGTGCCAAGTTCGAGACCGATGTCTTGAAGTGGCTACGTGAGAACGAGCTAATGGCAGAGCGCTTGTCTAAGGCAGGGGCTAAGGATGAGGGCGATGTCGTTGTCATCACTAACCTCTCGCCGTACATATTGGAACTCAAGAACCGACAGAAACTAGATCTCCCTGCGTTCTGGGAAGAGGCGCAAGTGGAGGCAGTAAACTATGCGAAGGCTAGGGGTATTGGGGAAGTACCTCCAGCCTTCGTAATAGTCAAGCGTCGTGGACTAGGGGTTGGGAAGTCGTGGGTTATACAGGATTTGGAACAATGGGCAAAAGGAATTTAGACAATGACCTACCGAATATCGGAGACGTGCTCACATACTACGGAGCAAACATTCGACGCACTTACGGGCAGACAAACCTCAAGTGTCCATTCCACTCAGACACTCATCAAAGTGGAACTGCCAACCTTGACACCAACGTCTTTATCTGCTTTGCCTGCGGAGTTCAGGGAAACAGTTTACAGATTATTGCAGGACAAGAAGGGATAGATATACGTGAAGCAAAAAGGTTTGCAGAAGGAATTACTGGGACAAGCAGCGAAAGCATACAATCAAAACATTTATCAGGCAGAAGACTACCTCAGAAGCAGAGGTATAACAATGGAAGTAGCACGGCTGGCGCGATTAGGCGTAGTCGTGGAGCCTGAGGTTGGTCACGAGATATACCAAGGAAGGTTGAGTATCCCTTATGTTACTAAGTCTGGCGTTGTTGATCTGCGCTTTCGCAGTCTCAATCCTGCTGTTGAGCCGAAATATATGGGACTCACGGGTGCTGATACTAGGATGTACAACGTCCTTGACATTGAGCGTGCTGGCGATTACATCGGCATTTGCGAAGGTGAGCTTGACACTCTTACTCTTAGCGCCTGTGTGGGCATTCCTTGTGTCGGTGTTCCTGGTGCGAATAGTTGGAAGAAACATTATAGTCGGCTTCTTGCTGACTTTGAGAGAGTCTATGTCTTCGCAGACGGAGACCAACCAGGCAAAGAGTTCGCCACGTCGCTCTCGAGGGAGCTCCCAGTCACAATCGTAAACTTCCCAGATGGGGAAGATGTCAACTCCTACTACATCAAGTATGGGGCAGACTCTATTAGAGAGAAGGCAGGACTCAAATGATGGTCAAGAAGTATAGGAAAGACCTGCCACCTTGCCCTGAGTGCGGACAGATGTTTCAGAATGTATTCGAGGCGGTAGAGCATATGCTCGAGGATGATGAGGACTTCAACCCATATCTCATCCTACCGAATGGCTACAAGTTGATGGTCGGGGGGTTACTCAAAGCACTCTATGAGAATCGTGAAGTGCCAGAGAACATTATAGAGATAGTGGAGTCAACGTATATGACTTTATATACGGCAGAGACTAGCCCGAATATGTTAGAAGAAGTAATCACAGACCTAGTTGTAGATAGTGCGATGGAAGAGTTGGATGATAGCCTACGAAGAATACTCGAGAATGGAGAATGAGGAACTATGGCAGATTATAGCAAGTATTTCAAAGATGGGTATAACTATAAAGACGGTTATCCCGCAACCCGGAAGAGTACAGATACTCCTCGACGTGCCACTCTTGACTTCGACGATGAGGTCAGAATAGTCTATGATGAGTTGATGTCCTTGCTTCTCAAGAAGCACAATGACTACGGCCCGAAGAACATCTCTGATGCCCCGGGTGGTGCGCTGAATGGTTTGCGTGTCCGCATCCACGACAAGATTGCACGCATCAATAACTTGCTCGGAGAGAACTCCGACAAGAAGCCATACTATGAACCTATCGAGGATTCATTCAAGGACTTGGCTAACTATGCCATCATAGCCTTGCTTGTACTCCGAGGGAAGTGGGATAAGTAATGAAGGTCATTGTCTGCGTATCTGATTTGCAGGTGCCATACCATTCGCAACGCCACGTTGATGCGCTTGCGAACTTCATCAAGCGATACAAGCCCGATGAGGTGGTATCGGTAGGCGACGAGATGGATATGCAGACCATCAGTCGTTGGGCTAAGGGTACTCCA